ACCGTATGGGCAGTAATGTGTTGACCGCTAGAAAGGATGGTTGAAAGGGTGGTTGCTGTCTGCGTTCCGTCTAAAATTGCTAAGGCCATATGGTAAGTTCCTTTGTTAAATCACACCAACATACATTGAGTTGCGGGGTTCTGAGAAGTCGAGGTATCTAATGCCATCGTCTAGTTCTGATGGAGTACAGATAACGCTAATGGTCAAGCCCCTTTGCCATGCTCTTTTGTTGGCTCGAATAGATGGGCTTTGGCTACTGATTCTAGCCATATGAATCTTTGTGTCTAAAATTGTGTTCTGTATCTTAGTGGCGAGCGTAGGAGTTTCAGAATAGAAAGCCTCAAAGATTGAGCAGTATTCAGAGTCAAAATCCTCTTGGCTAATCTTGGCCGCCGTGTCGGAGTAGTTCACCACAACGCTCATATCATACACCCCTGTGTAGTTGCCTAGCATCTGCTCATTTACAGAGGCAGATATAGTGGCGAACGGAAAGAATCTAAGTCCGGTTCGGTTTGTGGTGTAGACATTCAGCCCAGAGATTCCCATGAGCAAATCTCTGATAGCGTCCTCTACATTAAATTGTGGCGTCTGGTTCATTTCTTTGCCGTTGCTGTAATGTCTAGCGTTATAGACCTGTTCCAAGTTCTGTTATTAGCGACAACGGAATTACCCTCGCTAGTTATTTTGGCTACATAACAAGTGATATTTGTTGCTGTGGTGATATAGCTTGCAAGGTCGGGTGATCGGTAAAGCTGTTCTAGTATGTCATAGAACTTCGCATCAAAATCTGTTCGGCTGGTTGTGTCGGCTCGTGCCGTGTAGGTTAGGGTGGCAGGGGTTTTGAATACTCCTGTGAATGGCCCAAGTTCCTCACTCCCTATGGTCGCTTGAACTACAATGTTTGGCATCGTCCGAGCCGTTCCCCTCTCGCTCGTGAAGAAGTTAAGGCCAGTAATGCCAGAAACAGCGTTGAGAAGTCCGTTCTCAATCTCTCGTTCAATCGAGGCCATTAGGTTGTGATGTCGGCTAGTTCGAGGTTATAGGAAACTCCATCTACGCTTTGGGAGAATCCCGCCACCATTCGTTCTACACCAGAAATAGAGCAGAGCATACCAATCGTGGGGGCAGAAATAGAGGAAGCCGGAACGACTAGGCTCTGGGTTATCCTTAGAACCTCTCCACCAATATCTAAATCAGTTGCTGTGGTTAGATCGGTTACAGAGGCAGAGACGGCGTTAGAACCCAATCCGGTTACGGACGAGTGCAAGTCTTTAATCATTCCGTTTAGATCGGAAAGGAAATAGGTTGTGTCAATCGAGCCAGCCATAAATCCCCCTTAGTGTCAATCCCCTTTTATCATCCCACTAAAGTCCCAAACATTCTGCACCGCAAACTGATTTCTCTCTGGGAAGAACATCGTTTCTTTGCCCCTTCTAACTGAGGACGCCAAAATCATAGGCGAACTATTGATGCCCCAGAAGTTCTCTGCCCCCCGAATCGCCCTTGCCATTTCCGCAACGCTCGATGCCGTGTAGGTGTCTAATCCTTGTATCTTAATGTCTGCTGTTGTAAGCACATAGAAATTGTCTTTGCCTAGTTCTTTCCATGCATTTTCTATGAGTGAAAGCGGATTCCTGTAATCGCTTTGGCTTATCCCAAAGGGTGCGACTAGGTTGTACTTTTCTGGAAGTCCTTTGGCTGGCTTATCGTCTAGCAGATCGAGGATGATGTTCGTCTTGTCTGCATCCTTAATTTCTGGGTGTGAATAGACGAACTCGTGCCAAGTGATTTTGCTTGCCATAAATGCCTCATACCGAGTTGGCCAAATTTCTAGGTCTATCTTATCGCCTTTGTTTCCTCGTTTACAATAAGAGACCATTTCAAACACTCCCGCATATTTCTCGTAACAATCAATGAAAACCTCGTGGCCTTTGTCGGCAAGAAACTTGGCGGCGGGTAGGCATCGAAGGACATCCCCAAGACGCTCCCGGTAGATAATGGTTTTAGCGGTCATCGGCCACGCTCTTGTCTTGGAGATGGTGGAAGTATTGGCTTAATCGAACTGGGCCACTTGTCTTTTGAAGTTCCTTCCATCCATCCACCAGCCCACTATATCCATAGAAATCCTCTTTGAACTCAACTTGTTTCTGGATGGCGTAGGCATAGTGATCGAACACCAGCCCCCAAGTTTCCGTCACTCCCCTTGGTACTAGCCTAGATTGGATGTTCAGCCGTGGTGGTTCGTGACTGGTAAAGCATACGCCCTTGCCCCACTTCCAAGCCCTCATCCACTCGTACCAGTTAGACCCGAGTCCTTCCCTTGTAACCACTCGCTTGTTTTCCCCTACAAAGAAATTGCAATGAAACTGCATCGTGCATCCATCTTCTGTTCCCTTTAGACATTCGTAGATTCCCTCGATCTGTTCTGCTCTCCACATTTCATCACAATCCACCTCCATAACCACACCAGAATCTACTCCAAAGAGGGCTTGTTGAATCATCTCTAGCTTCCCGCTGAATGGTTTTCCCTGCGAATAAACAACGACATTCCCCCCTTGTATGCTCTCAATATATTCGTGCGTTCCGTCTATGCTCTTGAAGTCCTTATGCCATTTGTCGGGAACTTGCTTGCACCATCGAGTACATCCTAGGGGCTCGCTCACTCCCTCTACAATTCTCCATCGCCAAGGGATTTTTAGCTTCTGAAACTCTGCTAGATGCTTCTCGATAAAGGGCATCCCATTGAGAACAATCGTGAAGATGGTTAGCATTTTAGTCGGCCATAAATAACGCTTATCTCTGAGCAGAAAGAAACAGAGTCATAGCGGTAGCACTTAAACCCAATAGACTCGAACCAAGCCATAAACTCCTTTAACCAAGCGTCTGAATAGTGAAGTTCAGTGGCGATCTCCTTTAGTGTCCCAACATCTGCAATCTGCAACATCCTTGATTCCTCCCCCTCTATGTCGCATTTCATGTGAGTTATTAAGTTTTCCTTAATCAGTCCTTGAATTTGCTCTGATGATTCTATTCTTTGGCACAGGAATTTGCCCTCTGGGTATTGCTTGGCTAGAGATTCAATGTCCCCTTGGTTTGTGTCTATCCCCATGTAGAACTCTGGCTTTTGTGATAGGAAGTATTTTGCCGTGCCGTTGCCCTCTTGCCTTTCGCCTTCCGTCCAGAATCCGCATCCCAAGTCTAGGACTCTTCCACCCTTAACATTAAGATGCTCCCAATGAATCTGCGGAGCTTCCGAATCTATCACTCCCTTAATCATAACTGGAAGATGGCCGCCCCATTCCTACAAGCCATATCCTCCCATAGCAGGGTTGCGGTTCTCTTTAGCTTTTCATAGTTTGCGTAGTTCTTAATGTCGTTTACATCGTCTAGGGCGATGATGGCTTTCTCCGCTAGGAAGGGTCGGACGCAACGCAGTTCCGATTCCCCAGAGAAAGGCGAGCCATCAATCAGAACAAAGTTAAAATCCGCTTGATGATCAAAGTGAACATCCTCGATTGCGCTTGTCTTATATTGGTAGGCGGTTTCAAGACATACATTGTGCCAGCCCAAGACTTGTTCTAGGGGATACTGGTTGAGGTTGGTTCTGGTGTTTTGATAGAACTCCTCAATATCTTTCTTGTTCAGCCATAGGCTCGGTAGGGTGGCTGTTCCATTGATGGCTACTCCACCTCTAGCAGATAGGTTCATAGCGTGTCGGCCTATGCGGTCGGGGTGGTTCTCTATGCTGAATAGCTTCTTCGTCCTAATACATTGCGTTGAGCCGTCCCCTGTTCCCCCTCCGATCTCTAGCCCTACATCTAGCCCCTCGCTATGTTTTTGGAGGGCTTGCCCGAATGAGTCGTGGATGCTTACTTCTTGCATTTTGCCATCTCTAACAATGCCTTCTTAATCACATATTCAATGACGGCTTCTGGGTCTTGTTTCAAGGCAAACATCCCCGCTTCGTATAGTGCTTTCTTGGCCTTTTCGTCATAGTTAATGTCTACATTAACGAACTTGGTTTTACAGGGATATGACTTGCCGAATGTAATCATACCAAGACCCTTGGTATCCTCACCCTTTTTAGCTTTCCTACATCCAATTATTTGCTTTGCGCTTTTCATAGATTGCTTTTCCTTTCTCGTAGAACTCTGGCTTGTTGTGGTTTTTTAGTTGCTCGTCTGGGTTGCCACCCGCAAACATAGGATTCTCATGTTTGAATTGGATATGTCGAGCCTCAACTATTACTTGATCGAGGTAGGCAAGCTCTGTGAACTCGTTATCGGAATATAGCCCATCTGATTCTTGATAGTCGGGGTGGAACATATGCCCCTGCTTCTTTAGGCGATCTTTCGTCAGAATCGCCATACAGAGGAGTTTATCTGTCCTTAGACCATCTGATACTGCCAACACCTTCTCTGCCTTTGTATCCCCAATAGCGTTCGAAATTAGGGCATCCCAATGGCGGGGGGGAGTCCAATCATCCGACATTTGAATAATGATGTCCCCATTGGCTATTTTTGCCCCTGCGTTCCAAGCATTAACTATTCCACCGGGGGTGCATCGAATAGCTTGGTGGGGCGTGTAGTTCACCTTCTCGTCTTCATCTACCATAAACAACCATTCAATCTCTAGGGGCTTCTCGGCCAAGGAAAGCCATTGCCAGCGTCTTTGCCAAGCGATCTGCGGTCTGCCTCTAGTGGCGTGAATTATGCTGATCTTAGGAGCGGGTCTTGCCTTGCGAATCTTTTCAGCCTCGCCTACTTCACCCACACATACGGAAGCTGTTTCAAAAATGTCCATCGCTTGCCAGTTGTAAATTGCTTCAACCAGATTCCAGTAATGGAGTTTTGGGCGAGCTAGTGTCATCGCCGCCCTAGCCGCTCCATAGGTTTTTATCCAGTTTCCCTTCCCTGCCCAATGGTTAGCAATATAAAAATAAGCCTCTCGCCTATCGGGTTGAAGTCCCACAGCTTCTCCTAACCAAGAGAGCCTTTCATTATCACTCGCTATCCTGCCTAGATTGCAAAGCACATCATATCGAAGCGTGTCCTCTAACTCTGGGAATACTAAAGCCCTCTTGCTGGATTCAATACATTTCTCAACTTGATTCGAAAGAAAGTATTCTTGGGCTTGGTAGTAGAGAGAGTTGGGAGCAGTAGAAAGTGAGTCGGCTAGGATGTTAAAGTTCCTTTCAGCACTTTTGGCTTTGTATCCGTCTGGCTTATGGATGCGGAATATCTTATCTACCCCAATCGTTTTGTTTGGCTCTTTAGTGACAAGCATCTCGTGAACCCGATTCTTCCAAGAACAAGTTCCTTTCCTAGAAATTTCTTCACGAAGGGGAAGTAGGCCAGCATTAGAAACATCATATTTTAACGCCACTAGGTGAGCGTCTTTCTCGATAGCTAGGGCAATAGCTTCCTCCACCACCCTCTCCCCTCCCTCGGCCATTACATCGTCAGCATCCACCCATAAAGCCCACTCGCACTCACAAGCCTCTAGCGCAGTATTCCTAGCCGTTGCAAAATCGTCTATATGCTCCCAATCAGTTCTTTTGTTTTGGTAATGAACGACTCTAGCACCGAGAGAAAGTGCAATCTCCTCCGTTTTGTCTGGCGTAGCTGACCCCCGAGCCATACAAACAACAATTTCTTCTGCGATTCGCTTAAACGACTCAACACAACGCTGGATGTAGTTTTCTTCATTGCCAGCGATAAGGTAAACAGAAAGAGGATATTTCATTTGGGATTTCAGTTGTTAAGGATTTCTTAAGTCATAGGGATGTCAATTAAAAAGAAAAGGGGGGAGTAGGCTTTCACCCGCTCCCCCCATTTCAAGGAATCAACCACCAATCTTTATGCGAAGCTCGTGGTGACTCGAACGGCGGCGTTCGCATCAATCACCACTTCGTCTGTGTTCATACGAACACGCAACACTTGGCTACGGCGAGCTTCATCACGATAGCTCTCGGAGACAAAACCACCAGCCGAGTCACCCGACCAGACCAAGGTGCGTCCGATTCCGCCAGCGGTGAACTCACCACCCGCCACTTGGCCGACAACGATCTTGGTCGAGCTGATTGCAAACGAGCCAGAGTAACTCTTGTTCTTGCCGGCGGTGTTAATTGCCGCCGAACCCACAAGGAGTTTCTCAACTCCCAAGGCCGCCGCAATTTCAGCTTCGCTCAACAAGCGAGCACCAGTATT